ATAACCAAGAACAGCATTGTTCGATCCGCTGGTAAGCGCCACCAAAGCAGTGTTACCGGATGCGACATTGGCGTTTCCGGTCGTCGTGAAATTCCCAGCGCCGCCATAGAAGGCGTTATTCGTGCCGTAGGTCGAAGTCAGAACCAATGACCCAACCTTGATGATTCCGCTCGACGCATTGACCGTGCCGGACAGTTGCAGCAGCGTTACCGTGTTGCTGCCATCCTTTGCTACACAAGCATTGATGCCCTGCGCGATGTCGTAATCGTGCGTGTCGTGATGCGCCGCCGTGATGAGTGTCCCGGCGGTCTTGTCGTTATTCCAGATCGTTGACCCGGTATAAACGCCATTGGTTTGCGTGAATACTCCACCAGCCCACGGCATAAAATGCTCCTATTGGTTCGCTTGTTTCGAGATGAAATTGGTGGAATACCAGATCAATTGCTGTACCGCGTTCTGGTAGCGATAGCTTAGAGAATGATTGACGCCGAAACTGCAGGTACTGTACTTGTTCAACTTCGCATCCGGGTTTGACGGGTTCAGATTATCCGGTCCCGCCCACTGATCCTGGTCCCACGGCGAGACATCCCATTGTCCCGTGTTGTACTCCAGAGGAGTTCTTACGGGCGGGAGGTTGGCAGAGTGGAAGTCCTGCAGGATGTTCACGCTGGCATAGGACGGGTATTGCATGGTGGTTACCAGTTCTACCGCCGTCAATTGCGAGCGCATGCCGGGGCTGTTGAACTTCTGGTACGCCTGCTGGGCGTTGTGCAAAACGGCCACCCCGTTATCGCTGAAGCCGAAACGGGTATCTGATGGACTGGTATCTGCCAGCAGGACAGTCCCGTCATTCGTGCCGAAGTAGAGACGGTCATTGAAGATGCCGAACGTCCGGGCATTCCATCCGGTGAAGCGGCACCAGCTACCTGTGTTTGTGTTCTGAACGTATTGTTCGAACTGACTTGAGGTAATCGGGACGTTCACGAGGAACATGTTTCCCCGAGGGTAGTAGATACACTCCCACCCGAAATTGGCTTTGTATTGGGTTGCGGCATAGTTCGCTGCGCGGATGATCTTGCCGCCGAAGGTGGTCAATTCTTGAGAACGCTGATTGACAATCGCCTCGTCCATCGTCAGGAAGCCGTCTGTCGTGAGAACTATCTCCGCGCTCGCCAGCTTGCCGTGACTCCGCGTCGAAAGGGGGACGCCCACAGAGAAACGACCCACCAGCGACCAAGTGAGGATATTGCTAGGATCGGTACCCTGATAAACCAAGCACTCCCCGTTGCTGGAAATAATCGCACACATGTCATCGACGCCGTCTCCATTGTCTCGTGACCATGTGGTAATCATCACCACATAGCCGCCGCGATAGAACACGAACTCGAGCGGGAAATAGGACAGATTGCCTTGGAAAGCCCCTGCAGCGGCATACCAGAACCCCGCCCGGCGGTACTCGATGTAGAACGCCCGCCCCTTGAAGTTCGTCACCGCGAAGAGGTTCTTTCCCGTGTTGTCACTGGTCGGGATGGCTCCCGAGGGGGTGACAGAGCCGGTGTCCGTGAACGTCAGGACCGTATTAGCCAGCCCTCCCGGCGTCATGATCAACTCACCGCCCACCGTCCTTCCACCCACGTAGTAGAGCAGCGGATTCTGGGAAGCCGTCCACGAGACGATAACCCCGCCGGTCGTGGTGTTGCTTGCCGGCAACGCTCCTGCAGGCGTGATGTGCCCGAGGTCGTCATAGGTGACGTTCGTGGTGTTGGCGATGAAGAGTTCTGCGCCCGTGGTACGCCCGTATACGTCGTAACTTGTCGCTCCGGCAATGGGACTCCAGAGAATCGAGGCATGCCGGAAACCGGTCGCCCATGTGCCGGAAACCTCCGCGCTCGCTAGAGTCGTTCCATTCCCGTTCCTTGCCGCTACCCGGTAGTAGTAGGTGCCCGGACCTAGATTGCTCTGCCCGTCGCCAGCGTTGGTCCCCGTAACGCTTGTTATGACCGGAGTCGCAAGAGCCGCCGGGACAACGATGGAAACCTCCGTCGAGGGGGCGGTTTGGCTGTTCGTGTAGGTCGCCCAGACCCGGTAGGCATAGGTTCCTGGCGTTAGGGTTCCCGAGGTCACGGCTAGGGTTACTACAGGCACTCCCGGCAGGGAAATAGCCGACGGCGTGACCGTGGTCCCGTCGTAAACCTGCGGGCCATCGGCACCGTTCAACATCACCATGTTGTTGTTGAAATGGGCGTACTGCCACTGATCCGAGGTAAATCCACTGGCCAGACTGACCGGAGTGGTCAAATCGGTGACGTTCCAGATGTTCCCATTACAGGCCGCCAGAAGCGCTACAGCGGTCGTGGAGGTATAGGGCATCAGGCTATCGACCGGATGCCCGGCGCTCACGGTGAGCTTGGTGAGGCTCCCCCCGCGCCCATACAGCGCCCCCGGCTGGGGAAACCAGTTGATGAGTTCAATGGCATCCGTGGGCGGGATGGCATCCAGGGGGTCTCTGGCGTTCCATCCGCCCAAGGGGGCTGGGGTTGATGTGACGGCCATCAGGCAACCCAAAGATTCGCGTAGGGCTGTCCCGTGACTGTCTCACGGTTCGGCACGATGGACGAGTTACCGGTTTCCCTCGCACGGACGGTGTTCCTGCGGTTCGCCGCATCCTGAAGCGCTACCTGCCAGTCCGGCAGGCCCTTTTCCTGCTTGAATCGCCATTTTACTTCCAACTGGAACAGACGGTCATCCAGACGCCAATTGTCGTTATCGGTCAGGAAGGCGCTTTGATAGGGCGGAAATCCAGACGCTGGCAGAATAGTTCCATTGGAGAGATATTCCGCGTTTATCGTAGCCCCGGATGTAGGGTTGATGATGTGCAGAACATTGCCGTAAATTCTCGCCCTGACAGGCAACGATGCAATTCCGACAATGGAGGTCAGCATGGCCCAGACATCCGGTGTCGTCGGAAGGTCTACCTGGTCCCACCGGCCATGCTGGTACATGGTATTCGGGACGAAGCCCACGAAGTCCGTTGGCAAGTCATACGTCGTGGCGCTCGTAAGCGTCAGCGCCCAAGTGTTATGCAGGAGTTGCAGTCCAAGTTCTTGAATCTCCAGATTGGCCACTTGCGCCAACGCAACAATCTGCGCGACGTTCTGGTCCGGATTGCCAATGTAGGAGTCCGGGGGCTGAAACCCGCACTCCTGCATGACAGCGTTAAGATTCTGCGCCAGCGTCGTCATGGGTCACCTTCGGCGGTCGGCTTCTACGGGGTGGCTCGGAAACCTTTTCGAACTTCACCGTGACACGGTCAATCGTGATCTTGTCGTACCAAACGCCATCGATCTGTACGCGCTCGGTAGACATGGGTTTGGATTCTTCATACAGCATGGCTTGCCCTCAGTTCGTCCAGCGTTACCTTCGGCTTGGGCTTGTCGGCGTATTCGTGGATGTTCAGAACCTTCAAAGCCCACGGCTTCCACTGCGCCAGATACCCCGGCAAATCCGCCACCGCCAGCGCCTGAACGCTCTTGATATCCAGCTCATGGAAAGCCGCCTTGACTGCGGGGGTCATCTTCGGAAGTGCTTCCAGCGGAATCGGTCTGGGCTGTAAAACGGCCTTGGAAAAGTACGCCCATTCCCGAGGAAACTGTGCTTTCCGGGCATCGTCCACGATGGAGGTCATGCAGTCCCGTTCCCCGGTGATGTTTACAAGCACCATCGGTGTATCAACAAATACCGGCGCACCCGCTTCTGCCGAGGCTTTCCCGTCCTTTACTGCTCCCATGTAAAAGCGCGCAGTTATGGGGCGAGTCTTGCCAAAATAATCTTCGCGGAACATCCGATTTTCTTCGGATTCCGCATTGTCGTATTGCGGCAGGGTGAGTTGGTCTTCCATCATTCCTCCAAAAAAGGGGCGAGTTTCCCCGCCCCATAAGAGCTTACGCGGAAATCAAGATGGCATTGGATGCCCGACGGTTACAGGTGATGTTGCCCATGAAGAAGATGGGAACGACCTTGTAATCGGCGTTCTGGATCGTGCGCTGCTCACCCACGTCGAAGCCCAACGAACGGTCCGAAGACGTCCGCAGGAACAGCGAGTCGGTGTCGAGCATGTACATGCGCTTGGTCTGCGTTGCCGG